TTTATACCGGCCCAATTTGTATTTATCATTGTGGCCCCTTATTTTGTATCTCTACATACAATCTAAGCAACCTATTTGATATTATACTCTTTTATATATATTTATTTATTTACATAACATCAAATAAGTCACTAGTTTCAGTGCACATTAACCTGCCTTTCAGGCACAACATTTCATATGTTGGTTATATGTCTAATTTTTCCTAACCGGTCACCGTACTGGTGGAGGCTTCACAGCCCCCTTCGTGTCTTTAGACACAAAAATAGTAAAGTGTTTTTATTGACTTTCTGAGCGTTTAAAATGCTTTAACCTTAATGTCTTTGACGCCCGTCGGCTTTTAATATGAGCGGTATGGTTACCACATTGCCCGGGAGCCTATTGTGAACTTTTTCTTTTAGCGGGGAATTATCATTCACTCTAGAACAAACTCCTTTATCCAGGTGACTAGGTATTCCTATCAAACCATAACTCGTATTTTAAGTGCCAAGACGGTCATTGTTAACTCTGTTGTGCATACCTACATCTCAAGTATGTAGTTCTGTCACCTTGCACAATTTGTTATTATGTTATTTTTTACGTTTCATATCTTTATTAACGAGGTAGTTGTTCTGTAACAACACTTAGGCCGGGAGGCCTTCTTGTTGGAACACTAGATGTTTACCCAAATTATCCTAATATTCTGCACACCGGCCTGACCAGCCGTGCAGTCTTACACTCGTCCCTAATCATAATAATAGACATGGAAAAGCAATTCCTACCCCTCGAGTCGGGGAAATTAATTCTCTTCAACACGTACTAGCCTCTTCGGAGGGTGTTGAAGCCCTTAACCGTTCTTGTAAAGAACATGTGCAGTTACATGGTTTATTCTATTTCACTGCCAAGTGTAGTTGTTTCAATGTTGACTTAATTGTCTCAAAGAACGACACGCACGAACCCAAAGTAGATCCGTCTTCGGATGCTACTATTGTCGATGAAGTACTATTAACTGAAAGCGATTATTTCTCGATTTCACAACAGACAGGGATGTCGGTTGATGAAATTACGAAATTATTTGCTTCAGTTATAGATCTCTTTAAAGACATACCTTCAAAGGTAAGAGACTTCGAAGGTCTCGATATACCCAGTTTACTTACTTCCATTATTTCATATGGTGTGTCATTGTATACTGGTTCTTCGCTTGCAAATTATGTTGCGAGCACCGTAAGTTTTATTTTAAGTATTTGCCCAAAAGTGTCTCATGCACTTGATCTTGCTAAGGACTTTATAGTTTCAAATTTTAATTACTTAGTATCCTGGGTCAAGGGAGTGACTTTACAAACAGAAAGTGGCATTAATGTCGTACAGTCTGTATTGTCTGGTCTACTTTCTAACCCATTTTGCGTTAGTTTTAGAGATATGATACTTTCATTAGTCTCAGCACGCATTTTTAGCAAAGATGTTTCAAGGAACATTTCGAGGATTTTCGGAAAGCCTAAAGCTATGTCCCTAATTGAAGTTTGTTCTGTTGTCGTAGAAGGCATATCCAATATGATTAAGTTTGCATCCATGTTAATACAGGGCCATTCTTTCTCAGAGATTTGGAACGCTAGTGATCCACTAGCCGCCTTTATCAGTGAATCTCAAGAACTCCTTAAGTACAAAGACCACCTTAATCGTGGTTTTCGTGTTGAGGGATATATGTTATATTCTGATTTTAGACTTAAAGCTCAAGAATTAATTGATGCATCAAAGTCTATTATTTCATCTAAGAGTCCATATGACGCTAATATTAAGACAGCTAAACAGCTAACGCAGGACCTCGTGAATGCCACTATAGAAGTGGATCGCATCGTGAACTCACAAAAGAGGATACCCCCTTATGCTTTTGTTCTATGTGGTCCTCCCGGAATTGGGAAGTCTCATCTTCTTTCTCTCATATATGAGATTTATGGAGAAGCAGTAGGCAAGCCTTTTGAGGATTCACAAGTATATGCTCGAAATAAGAATACCACTTTTTGGGAAGGATATGTTCCTTTTGCTCAGCACATAATTTATTATACTGAGTTAGGGAATGAGTCTAAATCTTATATCAAGAGTAGAGGAGACCCACTCCTAAATGAAATCCAATCCTTGGTTGATTCTAACCCCTATCCTGTGGATATGGCGTTTGACAACAAGGGAAAGTATTTTGCCGTACCTGAAGTCATTGCCATTGACACAAATAACAGGGAACTGCACGTAGAAGAACTGATGTATTCAAAGTCAGCCATTAAACGTCGTTTCCTCTATATTGATGTTTCCGTTTTGGAACGTTTCCGCAACGAAAAAGGAACTGGTATAGACACCAGAAAGTCGGTAGAGGCTGGGGGTAATTACCTCAATAGATATAAGTTCCGATGTACTAGATACTCGCCTAATGGCAATCACGGTGTGATCGAAAATATTCTTTTCGATGGTGATGACGTAATTGACTTTACACGTTTTCTTATGGATGATATACGCTCCTATGTTACCAAACAGAAAGAGATGATTTCAAAAGATCTCACAGCTTTTGTCAGAGACATCGGAATGACCCAACAAGGTCATGAACCACTCTCAGATGATGAAGAGAAACAAGGTTATGAACCACTCTCAGACGATGAAGAGAAAAGAGACGATTATGAAATATTGACTGAATCTGATATCCTCGGAGATGAGAGAGCAAAGAGAAGACAAGATCAAATATTAGCAAGTGAAAAACTAATTGATGAACTTAATAATAATGATGCGAATGTCTTAAAAGATGCTATTAAACAAAGCTGGACTGATTCCAAGACGTATGTTAATATGTTGTTCACAAGTGTGTGTTTATACATTTTGTGTTGTTGCAGACGTGGTTATCGCCATGGTGATCCACTGTTAGACCGTATCGTTGCCTCACACATTTGGATTCTTGTACCCTATGTAATCACATATTTCATGTGGGGAACAGTTCTTAAAGTAATTTTGACCATCTCTTCTATGGGTGGTTATTTTACTATTAGACATTTCGGTGTCAAACAGCTAAGCCGTTACAATAGTATTGGAGTAAAAGTAATTGGAAATCAAGCTAAGGCCCATATTTCACACTTATTATTCGGTACCTATTACAACCCTTTTATTATTCCTTCATGGACTACTATAGGACTTGTTTTTACGGCTGCCATAATCTTTTTCAAAGGCTACTCTCTTTATTCTTCATATAACAGGAAACAAGAAAGCGAATCCTCTCAGTTTTTTTCTGACGACGCGATTTCTAGTATCCTGCAGAAGAAAGAAGATGTGCTAGGATGTGGTAGATCAAAAGCGCGTGTACGTGTTAATGGTCAAAATGAGACTTGGAATTTAGCAGATATATCTTATAGTAAACCCGTACACAATGGGTCAGCTTTGGAATTGTACAATTCTGTCTCTTCCAATTTACGTTTTGTAATCGTGACAAGTTCTAAGGCCAAAAGGCCAACACATATTTTTGGTGTTTGCCAGAACTTTGCCATTATTAACAAGCATGCTGCCTGTGGGAATAAAAATTTTAAATTAACTCATTTCCCCA